TTTGAATTTCATGCTCAAGATCTCTGATTTGTCTCTGGTTGAGGCTAATCCGAGTATTGTTTTGAGAAATGCCATGCGTTAACTTTGTAATCTCCTTGGATAGGGCATTGAATTGACGCTCTCTCTCTTGTTCGAACTCAATAGTTTTTTCAAGTTCGTCATAACCATCTTTAAGTTCCTTTGCCTTATTTTGAGCATCGCTAATTCTATTTAACCGAAACTCTTCTTCAATACTCTGGGTGCAGGTAGGGCATACCGTATTTTCAGTAAAGAACTTATGTTCTTTGGTAATAGCAGATACTTTTTGAGAGATCTTACCTCGGAGATTATTGAGTTTTACTAACTTATCTCCAGCACCAATGACTTCTTCCTGTTCTTTAGTAAACTTGTGGATTTCCTCTTCAGTCTTGGCATTTTCATTCATATAAATGCCAACTTCATCATCCAACTTGGTAATCTTTTCCTTGTTGGCATTTATGTTGGCATTACCACGAAGTTCCAACTCTTCAATGAAGTCCTGTTGCATCTTCATCTTATCTTTAAGAGTATCCTTCTTAAGATCAAGAGATTTGATTTGATCCTTCTTCTCACGAATCTTATCCTTGATGAGAGCATTCATCGCAGAGAAGATACGAATATCCAACAGATCCTCAATTACCTCACGACGATTAGAAGTCGTTAGCTGCATAAATGGAACAAAGGTGCTGCTACCCAGAATCACAATCTGAGTAAAAGACTTATAGTTTACTTTCAGAATACTCTCTTCCAGGATGCGCTGGTTGGCACGATCATCCGCTTCCTTATGAAGAGGAGTTCCATTCACCTCAATATCAAACACATTTGGTTTGATACCACGACGCACCAAGTATTCCCGATTATTGATAGAAAACTCAATCTCAACAACACACTCTTTCTCATTGGTAGTGTTTACCAATTGAGGTTTGTTGATCTTACGAAATGGTTTATTGAACAGAACAAATGTGAGAGCATCCAGCATCGTGGATTTACCTGCTCCGTTTGTTCCGATGATTAGATTTGTATTATATTTTTGAAAATCAATCTCAGTCCAAGTATTTCCAGTGGAAAGAAAGTTTTTCCATTTAATCTTTTGAAAGGTTATCATTCTTAGGGGGAATAACGATGTCGTCGGGGGTGATCACTGCGTATTTGTAATTATAGTGCTTACAGGTCTTTATGGCAAGCTCATCGTCAACTTCCACAACATCCATAAAAGTTTCTTCTTCTTCATTTTCAAGCATCATAGCATAACGGTCAGCATCGTCCTCATCCTCAAACAAAAATAAGACTTTATGCCCATACTGATCTTGGACAGCATAAGCACCGTCTTCTTTATTATTCTTGAGGGTAAGGAGGAACATTATTCTACTTCGCAAGCTTGTCTATACAAATCTTGGAAGATACCTTTAATTACATTTTTATCAAACTCAAATTCTGATTCTTCAATATAACGATTTAGAATAGAAATTGTGCTTTCTTCTTCGTCAATATCAAACTCTTCACTTTCGTGAATATCAAAGTTTTCAACAATCTTGAGATCTTGAATTCCTACAGTATGAAGTTTATCAATGAATTTTTCAAAATCTTTAGGGTTTGTCTTCTTACGGACGATTACCTTGACGATTTTGTTTTCATACTCTGTAGCATTAAAGAGTTTGTAATTGGTATCCTCATAATAGATGTTATAAAATAATTTATAAGGATTGTTTACTGGGGTCAGAGTGAGGGTTTCCGTATCGAAAATATGAAAACCACGAGTATCATTCACATCTGTCCAGTACATCTCATAAGGATTTCCTAGGTATGAGATTCTTCCGTCTGACGATCGAGTGTGATAGTGTCCCGAGAAGACACACTCGAACTTCTCAAATAGTGTGCTTTCCAAACCATGCTCCATGATGATTTGTCGATTAACTCTAAATCCTTGGAGTTCCAGGTGCCCCATCGCACACCTGCAATTAGTCTTTTTGATAGTGTTGAGAGATAATTCTTCATTTCCTTGATTAATCCATGGCAAAAATAAAATGTCTAATCCACCAACATTAACTTCTGTTGGTTTACTGTATGTCTTAATATTAGAATAAGTCTGAAGTAAAAGTTCTGGAGAGTTTACTTCATTCGTGTTTTTATAGTATGTGTCGTGATTTCCGATGATCATATGAACATCATACTTTTTAAGAGGGTTGAACACCACCCTCTTTGCCCATTCTAGACTCTGATAATCAATCGACTTCCGACTATCAAAAGCATCACCCATATGAATAACTGCTTCTACTCCGTGCTCTTCTAGAGCAGGAAAAAATACATTCTCATAAAAGAGTTCAAAATAATCGTGCAGATACTTGGAACCCTTACGTGCTCCATAGTGAGTATCCGTGATGATGGCAACCTTCATCGATTCTTGTATTGGATCTGATCTTTGATGCTATTATACTCCGAACTGTGCCCAGAAAGCAAGCTGTCGTCAACCATCATCACTTCATCAAACCCAGTTTTCTCAATGATCTTGGTCTTGATGTCCAGTTGCTTCTTCTCCTTCTGGATGCGTCTCAGGAAGGCATAGTGAATGATCTGCGTAAAATATGCGAAAGGATTCTTAGACTTCTCAGGATCAAAGTTGTGAATATACTGAACACAATTTTCAATTCCATCAGAAATCATGTCCTCACGGAACATATAATTTACAAAGTTAGGCTTATACGAAAGGTGTGTTGCAATTTTAAGAAAACATTCACCAAGATAGTTTGGAATGGGTGGTTTGCCTTCCCATTGCTTTGCTCTTTCTTGCTTGGGTTGTTCAGTAAGGTCTTTATTGAAAGTCTTTAAGTATGATTTTTCTACTTTTGTGCGATAGACAATCATCGCTTCCAACAATTCCTTATTATTTACATAATGTTCTGTTTTCTTTTTGGGCATAACATCGGACTCTTCTAATATAAGTTGTTATTATTATACCATACTTTGTGGACTTGACAACATTAGAAAATGTGTGTAGACTACCTTTGTCCGGGTTGAAGAGTGAGATCTAGCTTTCTTTAATATCTAACTTAAAAATATCTTCCAGTTTCTTTCTCGCATCTTCTACAGATGAAAGATATCCCATCTTTTTTGATGGTCTTGTAAGGCCGGATTCTTTTGGATTATTTGCATTGAATAAGTCAAGTCCGTCATCTTCATCCTCATCATTAATATAACTTGTGTAAATATCGATTAACCTATCATCTTTGGTTTCAGTCATAGTAATAATTCTATCAGGTTTTATAATAAAGATATCATCAGAAGACATCTCAATCCAAGACTTGACTTTGATGTGCATTCCGTGATGAGTATTATAAATTTTCATCGTGATTGGATTTTGCAATAAAAGCACAGGGTCTCCATTGTTCTCATCAACAGAGACTAGTGATAGAATCTCCTCACCAGATGTAAGTTTTATAATTGCGTAGAATTCATCTCCCATTAGTTTTTAAGCGGTATGTTTACAATATCGTAATTAAAATTCTCCTCGTTATAAACTTTAATTCTTTCGATTAGGTGATTAAGGGTATAATTTCTCCTAGACTTGTAGGAAATGTCGTCAGCAATATCATATAAAGTTGCTTTTGTTTTGTTATTGCCTTTTCTGAGGACTCTTCCAATACTTTGCAGATTTCTAATTCTGGACTTTGAAGGAGAAGCAAAAATAACATTGTGGAGATTCTTGATATTAATACCAGTAGAGAATGTTCCGTATGAAGCGACGATAATCGCGTTGTTTTCTCTTTCAGTAATCTCCCTTACTTTTTCTCTGTCTTCAGTTGCCACTCCACCATGGACAAAAAATACGTGTCGTTGATCAACTCTACCGTTATTTATTAAATCGAATAGGGGTTGTCCGTGCCCTTCAACACGGGAAAATAGTATGAGCGTATTACCTTTAAGATCAAGGGCAAGGTTACGTATAAACTTGTTGCGTCGTTCATGATTAATAATGTACTGGACTTCTTCTTCAAAGTTTTCAAACTTATGTGCAGGGTGTTTCAATAGAAGCACGTTGATATCTAACTTGGCAACGTGCCCTTTCTTCATCAGTTCTTCTGTTCTGATGATTTTGTAGGAGGGACCAAATAAGCCCTCCAATACCCACTTATGAGTTTGAGTTCCATCAAGAGTGCCTGTAAAACCAAATCTGTATTTTGCATCTGAAAGTTTTGACATTATAGATATTAGAGACTTAGACTTAAACTGGTGTG